GTAAATGCGATGGCTCATTCTGTTACTGCTGTTGGGGCTAGTTGGAGCCGTAGCCAAGAATGGCTGTCATGTGCGCGAGTTCTATGGGATAGCGTACACCATCCACAACCCCTCAGAACGCCATCAGCAGATGTCTATGTGGCTGACAAACAATGCACAGCAATGTCGATCTCAAGACTATGTGGTGCTATGGAACAACTTGTCAGAGTGGGCTGGCGCGGCGGATTCGGCGGAGCTTAGAACTAAAGTCATTCATGGATACAAAGATGCAATTGAGCGAGAAGCAAAATGAAGGTAAGTTACGACAAGTGGTATCCCGTCGTTCAGCCCCAGGCTCAGGTGCAACAGGAGGTGTTCATCAAGCGGGTGGAAAAAGCCAACGCTGAACGCGCCGTGCAAGTGCAAGTGGATCAACAGGTAAAGAAGTTCCACCAGTATGAGTATGAGATTTATGAGTATCGGATGCGGCAGGTAACACTGAACATCCAGATCAACAACCTAAAACGGGAAATAGACAAGTTGGTATAAATATGGTTACAAAAAAAGCCCCAGCCAAAGTAGCGCCTGTTAAGCGGCGTGTACCTAAACCCAAGGTAGAAGTCATTGTTGCACCAGCCCCTGTCAAACCAGAGGTTAAAAAAGACGACAGCACCATTGGCAAGGTTATAGGTCTGATTGAGTGGGTGGACAATCCGTTTAAACTCTTCACGGTCATCCTGCTGTCGTTTCTGTTCTTTGCTGGGTACTTTGCTTGGGATTCCCGCACCGTTATTTTGAACGCCATTACAAGTTCAAGCCACCAGCCCCAACTCAAAGAGATCAAGGTGTTGGAACACGTAGCTGAAAGACTTAAGAAGGACTTGGAAGCTGAGACTGTTTTGGTTCACAAAGTGGCTTTAGTAGTTAACAGCAGGACTACGCTACTTGCGTATGGCCCCAAAGGTCGGGAAACCTTGCTTGATGGCTACATCTCAACCTTATTTGGCAAAGACGCCGTCCGTAATACCGCAGTAATTGCCATGATGAACGGAGAAGTCTACTGCGACAAACTAGTATCCTCTGGTAAAACATCAGAGTGGGAAGAGAAACAGGGCGTAGGCTTCATCTGCCGTGGCAGTATCCCCCCTGAGATGGGCGCTTTTGAAGGTTATATTTCGGTTGGCTTTACCAAAGAACCGCAAGACCTTGGCGCTGTCAAAACCCGTATTAACCTAGCCGCCACTGAGATGGCTAAATAAGGAGTAACTATGCTTGATATTTTATCTGGGGGCTTAATGGGTTCTATCTTTGGTGGGCTATTCCGTATGGCCCCCGAGGTGCTAAAGTTCTTTGACAAGAAGAATGAGCGTCAGCATGAGCTGGCTATGTTTGCCCGTCAGTGCGAACTGGAAACGCTTCGTGGCCAACAGAAGTTAGCCGAGATTGGCGCACAGCGCGAAGCTGCTATGGATGTGGGTGTAATGGATGCGTTTAACAACGCTATTGTCCAGCAGGCCGAGATGGTCAAAGCCGCAGGCGGTTGGGTGGCTAGTCTGTCAGCTTCTGTCCGTCCGGTCGTCACTTACTGGGTTCTGTTTGTCTGGTCGTTTATACACGTATGGTTTGCATGGAACGCATGGCTTGCCGGAGCGCCAGCCGTGGAAGTGTTTAAGACCATGATGACACCTGACTTCTCAGCCCTGTTGTCTGGGACAATTAACTACTGGTTTCTTGACAGAACTCTTAAACAGCGTGGCATATGAACCTAGAGTTAGCCGCTGCTCTATGCCGTCAGTTTGAGGGCTACCGCGCCAAGCCGTACCTGTGTCCGGCGGGTGTGGCTACAATTGGCTACGGTTCTACCTACTACGCAGATAAGCGCAAGGTAACCTTAGAAGACCCACCGATGGATGAACCCACGGCACGGGCGCTTTTGATGATTGAGCTTGAGCATACGTACTTACCCGGTGTTCTACGTAACTGCCCCGGCCTGATTACGGACGTGCGTAAGTGCAATGCCATCGTAGATTTCTGTTATAACTTGGGCACTGGGCGCTTGCAAACAAGCACGTTAAAGAGGAAAATCAACGCCAACGATTGGGAAGGGGCAAAAGAACAACTGATGCTCTGGACTAAGGGTGGCGGTAAGGTACTGCCAGGCTTGTTAAAACGCCGCACGGCTGAGTGCGCTTTACTGGATTGACCAATGCCATTACAAAAATTCCTGTTTAAGCCGGGGGTCAACCGGGAAAACACACGCTATACCACCGAAGGTGGCTGGTATGAAGGCGACAAAATTCGCTTTCGTCAAGGCAACCCAGAAAAGATTGGCGGCTGGACACCGTTTGCATCAGGCACATTTATAGGTGTTTGCCGTTCATTATGGAACTGGATTACTTTAGCTGGTGACAGTTTGGTTGGTGTTGGTACTAACATATATTTTTACATCCTCAACGGTGGCACTTATTACGACATTACCCCAATTCGTAAAACCCTCACGCTAACCAATCCGTTTACTGCCACTGTTGGCTCAAACGTCATAGCAATTTTGGAAGTAAATCACGGGTGCGCAGATGGTGATACGGTCATTTATAGCGGCGGGGGCATTGTTGGTTTAGGTGGCAACATCACTGCTCCAGTACTTACAGGCACTTTTCAAATTACATTTGTTGATGACAACAACTACACGATTACGGTATCTGCTACTGCTAATGCAACGGATGCTTCCGGCTCCCCCGGTGGTGGAACGGTCGTAACGCAATACGAAGTTAATACAGGAAATACATATCAGGTTCCTCTTGTTGGTTGGGGTGCTGGCCCTTGGGGCGGTGGTACGTGGGGTAATGGTCAAACTACCTCTAGTTCTCTTTATATTTGGAACCAACAAAACTTTGGTGAAGATTTAATTTACGGCCCTCGTGGTCAAGGCATTTACTACTGGAACGCCAACGTAGGTTATGCCCCAATCCAAATCACAATCAGTATTGCAACACCCGGCGTTATTACGCTGCCACCAGGTTTTTCTTTTCCCAATGGCACGGCAATTACATTTACGTCTACAGGCGCACTGCCAACTGGTTTGACTGTTGGCCAAGTTTATTTTGTAGTGAATTCCACAGGTAGTACGTTTAGCGTATCCACAACAATTAACGGCATCGCCATTACAACTTCTGGTGGTCAGTCTGGTATTCAGCGTATTTCTCAGCGCGGTGTGGACTTGGCAGATGCTGGTGATGATGACACCCCTCTATTCCAAAACTACATTCTTGTCTCTGATGCCAGTCGTTTTGTGCTTGTGTTTGGTACAAACGATTACGGCCAATCTTATTTAAACCCAATGTTAATTCGTTGGTCAGACCAAGAAGACCCGTACACATGGACACCCGCCGCTACAAATCAAGCAGGTAGTTTGCAACTATCGCACGGCTCTAAAATTGTTACTGCTGTACAGTCTCGCCAAGAGATTGTGGTGTTTACAGATTCTTCAATCTATTCATTGCAGTACGTAGGCCCACCTTTTGTGTGGACGGCGCAACTTATTGCAGATAACGTGTCTATTGTTGGCCCTAACGCCGCCGTGATTGCATCAGGCTCTGTGTATTGGATGGGCGTAGATAAATTCTATAAATACGATGGACGTGTACAGACTTTGAACTGTGACTTACGCCGTTATATATTTAGCGACTTTAGTACTCTACAAGCCCAGCAAGTTTATGCCGGTACTAACGAAGGCTTTAATGAAATCTGGTGGTTCTATTGCTCGGCTGATTCCACTGCAATAGATAGGTACGTAATTTATAACTATGTGGAGAATGTGTGGAGCTATGGCAACATGGGTCGTACAGCTTGGTTAGACTCCGGTTTGTTACCCCTGCCTGTTGCAGCTACATACGACAGCGAACTTGTACAGCACGAAGATGGGGTAGATGCTTATGTGCTGGGTAATTTAACTGCATTGCCAGCTTACATTTCTTCTTCTGAATTTGACATTGGTGATGGCCATAACTTTGGTTATGTATGGCGCATATTACCTGATTTGACTTTTGAAAACTCTACGTCAACACCTAACGGTTCTGCCGCCGCAGTTGCCATGACTTTGTATCCATTACAAAATTCTGGTTCTGGCACAGGAAATTTAAGTAGCGCAAGCGTTACTAAGGGTACAACATACAACATTACTGAGGAATATACGGGGCAAATTTACACCCGCGTTCGCGGTCGTCAGTTGATATTTAAAATTGCGTCCACTCAAGTTGGTACGACATGGCAACTAGGTGCTCCGCGACTCGACATCAAAGCAGATGGTAGGAGATAACCTATGACAATGCTTCAAAATCGTTCTTCGCCCAACATACCACAAGCACCCAAAGAGTATGATCAAGCGTACATGAACTCTTTGAGTAATGTGATTCGGTTGTTTTTTAACAGTATTAACACGGTACAACAACTTAATCTAGCCAGCTTGAATCTTGATTTAAAGACTCTGCCAACTGATGCAGATTATGTTAATTTACGCTATGGGGATGTTTATAGGGACACGCAAGGCGGTACACTGCAATCTGGTACAAACATATTGCGTATTAAAGTTCCTATTGAGTTACTTGGTGTGCAAGGTAGAGGGGCAGTTGGTAGTGTTGGGCCTGTTGGGGGCACAATCACTCGGAATTTAACTGGTGTTTCTGGGGCCGGAAGAGTTGGCACAATGACACCTTAATACTAAAATGTGATGAAATGTAAAGGAGCCTATTATGGGAACTGGAGTTGGTGAAATAGCACTCATGGAAGCGCTAATTGGCGGAGCCCAAGTTGGCGCTGGTGTTGGTGGTGCTAAGGCGCTGCTAACTGGCCAAGATCCCATTCGAGGCGCGTTGATGGGCGGACTGATGGGCGGCGCAACTGGCGGCCTTTTTAATGGTATGGCTCCTGGAGCTGCTTCTGCGGCACCGGCTGCTGGGGCTGCGCCGGAGGTTGCGTCTGCAGCTTTGCCTGAAGCCATTGGGACTAATGCCCTACAAAATAGCCAGCTATACACGGCAAATCCTGACTTTAATCCAATGCCAAATACTGCTGGGTTTGGTGGTCCTGACACATCCATGCTGGGTAGTAATCCTTCTGTTCAATATGCGTTAAAGGATATGCCCACCACGATACCTGGTGCTGGTGCGCCCGGTTCTGCCGGTTCCGGTATGGGTGACTGGTGGAATAGCCTCAGTGACAAGCAAAAGATGTTGACTGGTGGCGCTGGCGTGATAGGTCTGGGTATGATTTCAGACCGCAATCGGTATGGCGTACCAAAACAAGCCCCGTACGCGGGCCCGTTAAGTAGATTCCAATTTAATCCTGATACTTACAGAGCGACGCCGTTTGCTGAAGGCGGTATTGCTGCCTTGGAATCTGGTAGTTACGACCGAATGGTTGGCGAAGAACCCATGTATGCCACTATGGCGTCTGGCGGAATTGCCAATTTAGGTGGTTATTCTGATGGCGGACGCATGCTTAAAGGTCCTGGTGACGGCATGTCAGATAGCATCCCTGCAACAATTGCAGGCAAGCGTCCTGCACGCTTGGCCACTGAGGAGTTTGTGGTTCCTGCTGATGTTGTGTCTCATTTGGGTAACGGATCTTCTGATGCTGGTGCCAAACAACTCTATGCCATGATGGACAAGGTACGTCAAGCCCGCACGGGTCGTAAGTCTCAAGGTCGTGAGATCAACCCCCGTAAGTATATGCCCGCATAAGGAGCAGCCATGATTATTCCAAGCAAATTTAATGGCTTTCATGGCGGTGTTCGCCGTTGCTTTGGCGGCGGTGGTGGTGGTGGGGCGAGTCAGCCGGGTACGGGGGATTCTCAAGTTGGGCTTCCGACCAGTGGTGGTACTGGTGGAGTTACTGTTCCTCCTCCCCCTCCGTACGCTAATATGGCTGTTAATACTCAGCAGGGCTATAACACTTTAGCTGCTATGAAGGGCATTCCTTGGGAGAAATCTGGCACCGCATACAACGAATTATTAAATCAAGGGTTTACCAGCGATCAAATTAAAAGTGCTGCTACCGACATGTATGGCAGACCATCTGAATCCAATTGGACTGGGATGGTGCAAAACGCTGGTATGAATTCTCCTACTGGCAGACCAATGGCTGGATCGGATCAGTTTTACCAGCCTATTTACAAATCGCAATACCAAAACTATGCACGTCCTAGTACGCAATTTGATGTAAGTACATACGGCACACAGCCTATGAACTCGCCAGCTTTTAACTCTGGTATGTCGCGCGGGAATATCAATAACTCTATTGAAAACTTTTATAGAACTAATCCGCTAGGCCGGGATGCGCCTATCAGTGATACGTTAAATTTCATGCGAGATAGCGGTGTAAATAGGGAAGACTTTCAATCATGGGCAGGTAAAAATAATTACAGCCCAACAACATCCACCTATCAACAGCAAACACCATTTAATCCGTACACCAATAGTTCTGGCTATGGTAACTATATGCCTCAAATGCAGAACCCATATAGCCCCCAGCAGCCAAACTATCAGCCGCAAATGCAGACTCCGTTTAGCTACCAGCAGCCGTCAGCTATGACACCGCGCCCACCAGTGCAACCCCCTGTAAGTCAGCCAAACTACCAGCCTAACTATGGGCCTTCTCAACTGCCTAATTATGTTTACGACACAATTAGAGACTTAGATCAATATAAATCACAGCCTGTACCGCAACGGATGTCGTCTGGCCCTAGTCAAGCTATTGTCAGTCGGTCTTCCCAAATGCGTGGCACTCCTAACGTGATGCGCCGTGCTGAAGGCGGCATTACTTCCTTGTTGGATCAAGACGAATGAGCTTAACCATTCGCTCTGTAGATGTAAGCTATATTCAACAAATATGGCCTACAGTAAAACCATACATTGAGGATGCGTTAAACAAAGGTCATGATTTTCCGGACTGGGCGTATTGTTACAACATAGACCACGTACAACAATATGTAACTTCTGGGCAGTGGCTTTTGTTAGTTGCGATTGACGAAGAGCAAAAAATCCACGGTGCTTGCACTGTGTCTTTTATAAACTACCCCCTCCATAGGGTGGCGTTTGTTACTTGTATTGGCGGTAAATTGATTTCCAATCAAGCTACTTTTGAGCAATTAAAGCAGTTGCTTAAATCACATGGGGCAACAAAAATACAAGGTAGCGGACGTGAGGCAATTATTCGCCTTTGGAAGCGTTACAACTTTGAACCTAGAAATACATTGGTAGAGGTATTGATTTGAACAACGAAGGTAAAGCATTGTTAAGCGCAGTGTTTAGTGCGTTCATGCAGAACGGCGCTAACATGTTTATTGCTACTCGTCTTGCTCCCACTGAAGCGGAGCATATCTCTCAGTACTATAGTTTTATGCACCCTAAACCCTATTCTGTAGTGGTTGATTTGGGGTGTGGATCAGGTGAATGTGGCGCTTTACTTCAAGGTATTGACCCAACCTTACGTGTGATTAACGTGGTCAATGACCAGGCTTTGATTGATTACATGGTGAGTAAGCGCCGGATTTGTATTAACTCATCCTTTGAAAACACGCCCCTACCAGACGGTTGCGCAGACTATGTAATGTTCAATGAATCTATTGGATACGGGGATCTGGATGCCGTGTTTCAAGAAGCTCATCGCTTACTTCAAGATGGCGGCGTCGTCACGATTAAAGACTTTACGGTCATTGACCCATTAGATTCACATGTGTTTTTGGAAAATTGGAGCTATACGATTAGGCAGCCCAGCGAATATATTGCAGCAGCTTATCGGAGTGGATTTAGCGTAGAGGCCATGCTTCACCCGCCTTCCTATACCAAGCATTGGTTTGAAATTATGGAGCAATCTGAGGCGGCTAAAGAGTCTGCGCTTAGACATGATCCAAAGAATCTACCGCTTTGTACGGTACTTTATCGTTTAGTCAAAGGGAAGCTCAGTGGACGATCAGCAGATCAATGAGCGCCGCCTAGCGTGGTTTGGCGGGAATCAAGATGCGGTGAACATGTACGTTATGTTCATGGAGCTTTCGCATTCTTGGGACGATATTGTTGACGGGGACAAGGCCATTAGCCAGGAGCGCATCAATCAAGCGTTCTTAACTGCACTGGTTTACTTGCCTTCCAACCGGTTTTATAGGATGATTCAGGAACAAGTATTACCTATGTGGATAACTATTGTGTCAGCCTATGAGGTGGCCAATAAGTTTGAAAAAGACAAGGATCCGCATGGGTTAGAGATTTCGCATGGGCTACGGTATGCGGCGGGGCATATTGTGGCGTATGCTATTACCGTATGTATTGGGCCGGACAAGGCGCGAGAAGTGCTTCCAGATATGTGGAAAGCAATCTATTTTGAGAGATTTGAAGAATATCGCAAGGAGCATCTAAATGTCCAGTCCGTTTAAGTTTTTAAAACGTTTTTTCTTTGACCAGTTTATGCTGGGTGTGGATTCTGGCGGAGGTGGTGGTGGTCCCACTTCTTCTACTGTTACGCAATCCAACATCCCTGACTGGCTGCGTCCTCAAGTTGAAGGCTTGCTTGGCGGTGCCACTAAACAGTTCTTTAATACTAAAGAAATACCTGGTGCTATTGACGAGGCAACCGGTAAGGCTGGTCCCAGTACTTATGAAATTGTTGGTAGTAAGCCGTTTACTCCTTATAGCACCAACCCAGAGGATTATGTGGCGGGCTTTAGCCCCCTACAAGAACAAGTCCAGTACAACGCTGCTAACTTGCAAATGCCTGGTCAGTTTAATGAGGCTACGGGTTTTGCTAACGCTGCTGGTCAGGGTGGAATGCAATCCGCTCAGCAAGCGTTGGGCTACGGTAATGCTGGCTTCCAATCTGGTCAGTTGGGTCAACAACTTGGCATGCAAGGCGGCCAACAGTATGGGCAAATGGGCGCTCAGTACGGCGCTCAAGGTGCCGGATACGGCTCACAAGCCGCTGACATTGGCCAGATGGGTCTTCGTGCTGAACAGTATGGCCGTAATATTTCTGGTCAAGCAGAAGATTACGCAAGTCAAGCCGCTGGCGCAGGTGGTGCTTACGCACAACTAGCGCAAGATCCGTATGCGCTTGAAAGTTATATGTCCCCCTACATGCAAAATGTGGTGGATGTACAAAATGAACAAGCCCAGCGCCAAGCAGATATTGCAGGTACGTATCGCGGTGCACAAGCCGCTCGTGCTGGTGCGTTTGGTGGAGCACGTCAAGCGATTGAAAATGCTGAAGCACAACGTAATTTAGCAACGTTAAAAAATCAAAACCAAGCAACTGGTCAGCAGCAAGCCTATCAACAGGCTTTGCAAAACATGCAGTTTGGCTCCAACTTGGGACTTCAAGGTTTGTCTGGCGCACAACAAGGTCTTGGTACTGCTTTGCAAGGTGGTCAATTAGGCTTGTCTGGTATTGGAACTGCACTTCAAGGCTTGCAAGGAGGCATGCAAGGCTCCGGTCTGGGCATCCAAGGCGCTCAAGCTGGTTTGGCTGGCGTGGATCGTCAACTAGCAGGTACTGGCCAGGGTATGCAAGGCGCAGGCATGGGATTGCAGGGTGTGCAAGGTGCGCAAGCAGGTTATGGCTTGGCCAATCAAGCGGCTGGTAATTTAGCCAATATTGGCACGCAGCAGTTAAGTGGTCAAACTGGCATTCTAAGTTTGCAAAATCAAATTGGCGCTCAACAACAAGCGCAAGGGCAGCGGGTTATTGACAACGCCATTAACAACTACGCGCAAGCGCAGAACGCACCGCTTCAGAACTTCAACAACTACAACGCTTTGTTGCGTGGTTATGCGGTTCCTGGTCAAACGTCTACTCAATACTCAGCCGCGCCTAGTTTGACATCTCAGGTTGTGGGCGGTGGTACTGCTTTGTTGGCTGGTAATAGATTGTTGGGTCAAAAGGCTGGTGGCCATGTGGCGCGTAATGTTCAAAGAGCTGACGGCTTAGATACACTGGCCATGTACAAAACAATGAGAGGTTTAGCATGATTGGAAGCCTAATGAGCCGCATGGGTACGGCTGAAAAACTCTCCGTTGCTCAGATCCAGCAAGCGATTAAAAACGGTACGTTGCCTGCGTATGTTGGTATTCCAATGTTGCAGGACAAGCTCAAGCAAGAGCAAGCGGCGCGTTCAGCGCAGCAACAAGCACAGCAACCACAATCAACCATTGCCGAGCAGGTGATGGCTGAAGCCTCACAAGGTATTCCACAACTGGAATCAAACTTGCCAGTTCAAGGTATGGCAGAAGGCGGCATTGTTGCGTTTGCTCGTGGTGGTTATGGTGATGAAACGTCTGAGGATGATGACGACGATTACTATGACATGGCCGAAGCGGCTGGCGCTATGGATGGCGCTGGCCTGTCACGCGCAATCATGGCACGAGCAGCACCACAGAAGCCCGCATACAGCTCATTGACCAGTGCTATTCCTGAAAGTGTCAAAGCCATACCCGCTGGTATTAGCACGTTGGTTCAGCAAGTGAAAGAGAAGTTCTCACCTGCGCCAGAGCCTGCGGTTGCTAAAACTCCCGTCAAAGGTCAGCATAAATACCATGACCGGATTGTCCAAG